TGGTCTAGGTGGTGGCGGAGCTGGTGCAAATGCAAGTACTGGAAATTCTGGTACACCAAACACTGGCGGTGGCGGCGGTGGAAATAACTACAGTACCAATGGCGGCGGGTCCGGCGGCTCTGGTGTAGTTATTGTTCGCTACACCGGGGCACAAAGAGGCGCAGGTGGAGTTGTAACATCAGGTGGCGGATATACTGTACACACATTCACAGGTTCAGGAACATTTACAGCTTAATAGGATAAAAATAAATGACATTTCCAGCATCACCAATTAACGGAGCAACTACTACAGTAAACGGTATATTGTATACCTACAATGCTGCTAGAAATACATGGACACGTAGTCCAAGAACAATTAGTGACCTTCAACCTAATCTTGGCACTGCTACTACAAACATTACCACCTTGTTCAGTAATGCTACTGCACAAGCAACTACATTAAACACCATTGCTGCAAATGTTGGCGCATTTCAATCGTATGCCAATACAAAAATTGGCACCAACACCAACAGTAATCTTGTGGTGGCGGCTGCTACTACCAGTATCAGCACAACCACTGGTGCTCTAGTGGTCAAAGGCGGCATGGGGGTCGCTGGCAATGTGTACGCCAACACCATATACACTACCACAGGTATTGTGTGGGCCGGTAATGGAGCGGCATTCAGTAGTGGTGCAGAATTTACTGCAGGTACAACACCACCGGTATCGCCAATCGCAGGTCAGCAATGGTATGATACCACAGACGACATATTATACGAATTTATTGAAAATTATTGGGTAGATATTCAGTCACCCACAGCCCAGAGTAGTGATTATACTATCAATATTATATCTGTTGGTAATATCACAACTTCAAACATCTACGCAGACAGATTCTTCTACTCGAATGGAACTGCATTTAGCAGTTCAAATTACGGTAATACTGAAGTTGCTGCATATCTGGTAGCTAACCCTCAGGGATCAACATATGGTAATACCAATGTTGAAGCATACCTGGGTGCTAATTTAGGTAGTGTTACTACCAACATAACTACTCAGGCAACCAGCATTAATACAGTTAATGCAAACGTTGGTGCATTCCAGACTTATGCCAATGCAACATTTAACTATGGCAATACTCAAGTTGCAAGTTATCTGACATCAAATGTATCCGGCTTGGCTACTAGAACAGATGCATTAACAGTACCAGTTGGAACAACAGCACAACGCCCAGCAACTACTTCTAACGGTGCAATCAGATATAATAGTACATTGGGTAGTATAGAAGGTTATCTTCCTTCTGGTGGATGGACTGCAATATTGTCTGATAGTTATCAAATTGAATTTTTAGTTGTTGCTGGAGGTGGTGGTGGCGGACTACATTCTGGAGGTGGCGGCGGTGCTGGTGGATTACTTTACTACGGAAACGAAGCTGCAAAATCACCAAATGGAACCGCATTAACAGTAACTCCTTTACAAACATATACTGTTACCATTGGAGCTGGGGGCAATGGGTCAGGTGGACCATATCAATCTGTTGCTGGCGGTGGATATACAGGGTCTAATTCATCTTTTTCTAATTATGTTGCATTAGGCGGTGGTGGTGGTGGTTCAGGTGGTAATAGTGTAGCAGGGTTGGCCGGGGGGTCCGGCGGCGGCGGCGGTCGTACTCAGCTATATGGTGCCGGAACTAGTGGCCAAGGTAATCGTGGTGGTTATCCTAATACTGGAAGTCCAAGCTATCCCGGTGGTGGTGGTGGCGGTGCCGGAGCAGTTGGAGCTGATGGCACTACTAGTGCTGGTGGTGCAGGCGGAGTAGGTTTAGCATATTCAATTTCTGGAACAGCAACGTATTATGCGGGCGGCGGCGGCGGCAACTTACAGGACTCAGCTAATTCTGTTCCAACTCAAGGTGCTGGTGGTCTAGGTGGTGGCGGAGCTGGTGCAAATGCATCTACTGGAAATTCTGGTGCACCAAATACAGGCGGTGGTGGCGGTGGAAATAACTACAGTACCAATGGCGGCGGGTCCGGCGGCTCTGGTGTAGTTATTGTTCGCTACACCGGGGCACAAAGAGGCGCAGGTGGAGTTGTAACATCAGGTGGCGGATATACTGTACACACATTCACAGGTTCAGGAACATTTACAGCTTAATTAAAATAGGAGAAAAAAGTAATGGCACATTTTGCAAAAATTGGTATTGACAACATTGTACTAGAAGTACTGGTCGTCAATAATGTAGATACAATGACTCCGCAAGGAGTGGAACAAGAAGAAATTGGTGTGGAGTTTTTACGGAAATTAACAGGGCATGCAACCTGGCGTCAGACAAGTTACAACGCCAACTTTCGTAAAAATTATGCAGGCGAAGGGTATACATACGATAGTGGTCGTGATGCATTTATTCCTGCTCGCCCATACGCATCGTGGACGCTGGATGAAACTACATGCAGGTGGAATCCACCTACTCCATATCCAACAGATGGTAATTCGTACATGTGGAACGAAAGTTCTCAAACGTGGGAATCTGTTTAAGGATAAATTATGACATTCCCTGCATCACCCATAAACGGAGCAATCACTACAGTAAATGGTATATTGTATATCTATGATTCTGCCAAGAATACATGGAAACGTGTACCAACAACAATCAATGACGAATTTCAAACTTATGCCAATACTACCATTGGTAATATACAAGCAAATTTAGGCACACTATATCTTGGTAATGTAAGTACCAGTGCCAACATTGGCACTATTAAGACTACACTTTTAGCCATTCCCGACCCGGTCGTTATGGCAATTGTTTTTGGGGGTTAACTATGGCACTAAAAGGAAAGCCAATCGCAATTGGCGCAACTGATACAACAATATACACTTGCCCGGCTGCGACCGAGGCTTCAATCCACGGTTTAGTGTTTGCAAACAACACCGGCAGCACAGTTACTATCACTTTAAAAGTTTACATCCAAAGTCTTGGAACAACAACAACAGTGGCAACTGGAATTTCTGTGGCAGCAAACTCCACTTATACCTGGCCTAAACCTGTTGACGTAAACGCTGGTGACAATGTTCAAGCAGTTGCGTCCACTGGTTCAGCCGTTGTTTGTTTGTATTCTGTTTATGAAGGATCGGCTACTGCTGCCGCAGTTGGATTTACTCCGCGGGGTGCGTGGGGATCAGGTTCAAGCTATGATGTCAATGATGTGGTAAGTTTGAGCGGATCAAGCTATTTGGCTATTCAGGCTAGCACCAATCAAAACCCTGCAAGTGCTACTGCTTACTGGCTAGTATTGGCTGCTAAAGGTGATACAGGTGATGGTGATGTTGATGGCCCATCATCATCTATTGATTCTGAACTGGCATTATTTGACAGTACCACAGGCAAACTGATTAAACGTGCATCATTGACTGGATTGGTTAAAGCAACATCTGGTGTAGCAAGTGCCGCAACAGCCGGCACAGATTATGTTGCGCCTGGTGGTGCATTGGGAACTCCAACATCAGGAACTCTAGCAAACTGTACTGTTGATGGCACAAATTCTGTTGGATACTTAAACGTTCCAGTAAATAGTCAATCGGCTGCTTATACTGCAGTAGCAAGTGATGCCGGTAAAATTATATTTCACCCATCAACTGATGCCAATGCTAGAACATTTACCATTCCGGCAAATTCTTCTGTTGCATACGTGATTGGAACTGTGTTAACATTTATTAACATGACTTCGCAGGTTGTGACAATCGCAATCACAACAGACACGATATATTTGGCTGGAACAGGAACCACAGGTAATAGGTCGTTGGCGCAATACGGTATTGCAACAGCAGTAAAAATGACTTCAACGACCTGGTTAATTTCGGGCAACGGAGTTACCTAATGAGTGGAATTCTTAGCGTATTACTTGGTGGCAGTAAACCTGCTCCTAAAGTTTTTCAGTACCTGATAATCGCTGGTGGTGGTTCAGGTGGCGGTCCTTCCAGTGCTGGTACTGGAGCAGGCGGAGCCGGCGGGTATTTGGAACCAGCTGTTGATGTCACATTTGCCCCAGGACAGACTTATACTATTTCTATAGGTGCTGGTGGCTCAGCCCAAAGTGTATCTGGAAGCAACAGCACGTTGGCAGGTCCCGGGTTTAGTACTGTAACAACTTACGGTGGTGGTCGCGGTGGAGAAGGCGGTGATGAAGCAGGCGCTGATGGTCCGGGTCAGGCTGGAGGTTCAGGTGGCGGAGCAGGCCGAGATGGGACTGGTTGGGGATATGGAGTTTATCCAGGTAGCCCTTATATAAGTGCAGAACGCCAAGGTTACAATGGCGGCAATGGAACAAATGGTGGATATGCAGGTGGTGGCGGAGGCGGGGCAGGACAAGATGGCGGTAGTAACTCAGGCAACGGGACTCGCGGTCAAGGTGGCATTGGTGTAACCAGTCCATTTGGTGGCTCAAGCGTTGGTTATGCAGGTGGTGGTGGTGCACCTGGCGCCGGTGGGGCAACTAGTTATGGAGGCGGAAATCCTTCGTCAAATGGAACTGCAAACACCGGGGGCGGTGGCGGCGCTTATGCTCTAGGCGGTTCAGGAATTTGTATTATTCGATATTCAGATGCACTTGATGCAGCCGCTAGTACCACAGGTGCCCCAACAATAACTGCTTCGGGCGGGTATAGATATTATAAATTTACCGGATCCGGATCAATCACATTTTAGGAAATATTTTGAACGAAATCGACGAAATAATCAATGCTACATTGCCATTGGAGACCAAAAAAAGAATGGACATTCATGGAATATTTCCAATTCCTGTTGGTTCAACTAAATTTCACAGAGCCTTGACAGATGCGGAAAATAATTATCTTCTAAATTTAGAAACAACACCAAATCAAGGTAATGTAACCAGTGTTGATAGTTATGTTTTAAAAAACAAAAAACTTTCTGGTCTTAGACAATTTATTGAAGATTCTTTACACGAGTATTTTGATGCAACTTGGAATCCAGATGACGGTGTTTCTCTTGCTATAACTCAATCTTGGGTAAACTACACAAAAAAAGGTGAATATCATCACAAACATGCACATCCAAATTCATTTGTGAGTGGTGTTTTTTATATTAATTCAGATATTGGCAAAGATAAAATTAAATTTTTTCATAACAACTATGAGCAAATAAAAATTCTTCCCAAGGAATGGAATTCATTCAACAGTGAAAGTTGGTGGTTTCCTGTTGCTACAGGAGAGTTATTATTGTTTCCGTCGAGCTTGACACACATGGTTGAAACTGTGATAGCCGACGACACTAGAGTCAGTCTGTCTTTTAATACTTTTCCAACCGGATTAATTGGACGTGACAAAAGTTTGAACGAATTAAATTTGAGGTAATGATATGGCACATTTTGCTGAACTTGATGGAAACAATGTTGTTTTGCGTGTTATTGTGGTCAATAACAGCGAGCTTCTTGACGAGAGCGGTAATGAATCAGAATCCAAAGGTGTAACATTTTGTAAATCGTTACATGGCGAAAATACAAATTGGAAACAAACAAGTTATAACTCAACCTTTAGAAAAAATTTCGCTGGTATAGGTAACACATATGACCCAACTCGTAATGCTTTTATAAGACCGCAACCCTACCCCAGCTGGCCGTTTGTCGAGGAGACATGCAATTGGAAACCGCCAATTACTAGGCCAGATGATGGTAATCCCTATATATGGGATGAAGAAACCGTTTCTTGGAAACCGTTGTAATGGTTTTTCAAGATAGCGTTGATACAGATTTATTCAACGAACTACAAAAACAAGTAAGCAACTTTCAATATATGCCGTGGTTTTTAAGTAAACATACTGCGTATCCAGAAAGTTCTGAAAACATTTTTGATACCAGCTTTAGTCATATTGCCATTAAAGAAAGTAAAAATTTATCTGATTTAGCTGAATTGTCTAGAATATGCATTGCTTATGCTCTGGCAAATGCCAATGTTAAATTTACAGAGCTAATTAGAGTTAGATTTGGTTTGTTGCTTGCCTGGCCCAATCAACGAATACATGAAGCGCACATTGATTCAGTTGACACTCACAAGGTTGGGTTGCTGTATTTGAACGATTCGGATGGTGACACTTTTTTGTATGATAATTTTTATAACCCTGAACTAGATAATGGATTGTCTAAATTTGAATATTATCAAAAACACGTTAAAGATAATTTAAAGTTACAACAACAAGTTACTCCCAGAAGTAACAAATTGGTGTTGTTCGACGGATGGCAATATCATGCTAGTTCTTGCCCAACAAAAAATGCCTACAGATTGGTTATGAATTTTAATTATAGATGATAAAAATATTTGAAAATTTGCTACCTGTATCGTTACAAAACAGGATAGAACAAACAGTTAATGATGAAATGTTTCCTTGGTTTTTTATGGATAACATAAAAACACAAAGAGAGTATTCTGATCAAGTGTTGCGAGACATGCCCAAATGGGACATGTCAAAAGTAGTTGAATCATTCGGGTTAGTGCATCTAGTTTGTCTCAGGGATCAAGCAAATTCGCCGCATTTTGAAATGTTTCGATCTGTTTTGTATCTGCTGGAAAAACAACAAGGTTTTGAGATTGATTCAATATTACGAGTAAGAATTAGAAGAACAGTAAAAACAGAAGGCAGCAGCGAATTAACATATAACACTCCACATGTTGACCTGATGTACGAAAAGCCATTTTTGACATTTGTTTACTATATTGAAGAATCAGACGGGGATACTTTATTCTTTGATCGTTGCTTTGAAAAAGGGTCAAAAGATGCTGAAAAAGCTGAGCCAAAAATTCTGCAAAGGGTAAAGTACAAAAAAGGCAATGGAGTTTTATTTGATGGGCATAGATTTCACGCAGGAAACAGCCCAACCAATTATTTAAAACGCACAGTTATCAATTACGATTTTACTATTAAAAATTAAGTATTACCCGGCAACTTATCCGAGATAGTTGATAAATACTGGTATTATTACGCAATCAACAGAATTGCAGAGGAAAAATAAATGTATGGAATAAAACAGTTATATAGAAAAGATTACAGTGGCGAAGAAGTCAATACCATTGGACTCTTTAAAGATTCTAAGTGGGCGTACCAAACGTCCTACATTACAAATCCATTTACCAATCTCCCCAAGTCGGATAACGCATTGGTTATCGGCAACGGTATTACTCAAAAAGTATTTGACCTCAAGCTATTACTGGAAAATAGAAACGGTGTCGGTAGCCCCTGGAAAATGCCAGCCATGATGCCGAAAAAATTCAACACCTATGGATGCAATGCACTCTATAGAGATTATAAGCCCGATTTTTTAATAGTGACTGGTGATCAGATTGCGGATGAGCTAGTAAACAGTGGCTACTGTGATACTGGTGTGGTATACGGTCGTGGTTATCACGTTCCACAGTATCCTGGAAGATTCCATTTTGTTCCTCAAGATCCACAATGGAATGCCGGAGCAGTTGCGGCATATCTTGCTGCATTTGACGGGCACAAAAAAGTTTTTCTATATGGATTTGACGGTGCTGATACCGATAACTATTTTTATAATGTATATGCTGGTACCCCGGGTTACCCAACAGTTGACACTGATGTTTTGGAAGATTACTGGATAAGAAGCATGCTGGAAGTTTTTAACACATATAAAGAAACAGAGTTTATTCGAGTAGCACGTCGTGCCAATGCTCGAGTTCCAGACCCCTGGAAGTATTGTCTAAACTTCAGAGCTATTGACATAAATCGTTTTCCGATTGAGTGTGGCCTATAACAGTTTCTACTGTTCGAATTTTATCAACCACACTTTTAAAATTAAAAGTCCTCCAAACACCAGGGTGTAATGGCTTGGGATGATCTTCTATACTGGTCCATGCATATCCTCGATGTTCATCATTTAGCATCGGGGTAAACTCAGATTCAACTACGGCAAGGTATGTGTGATATTCAAAATTATTATTTTCGCTAGTAAATTTTTCTAACGGAATAACTTTTTCTATAGCTATAGAGCCAATTTCTTCACCAATTTCTCGAAGCAATGCTGCTCCGGGACTCTCTCCGATTTCCACACCACCACCAACCAAACCCCATGAGCCAGCATGACGTTTTTGGTTACGTAATAAAAACAAATATCTTTTTGTTAAACGGCTATAGACTAAAGCACCACAACCTATATGACTAGACTCCAATCGCCACCTCGATAAACACCTTCAACACTCTTGATCCATTCCTCGCCAGTCCATCTGTACTGGATTCCGGTATTACTGTTTGTAACGTATTCAATACCATCATGATCCAGATGATCAAACACCACGATCCAATTGGTACCATTGTATTCAATTATATTGTTGGTATAAGCAATCAACTCTCCCCACACTTCACTGTTATGTAAATTACTGTCGTTACCAATGTTATCAGTAAGAAGGTAACGTGTTCCCGATGCTGGGGTCAATAAATTACTATCAACTGCAACATTAAGCGGATTAATTATTGCACTTATTGTGGTAACAGTGTCCACAGGTGCAGTATCT